GGTTAGGTATCCCATAGCGGATGTGCTGGCCTTTGAAGAATCCAACTCCATTACCCCCATCAACCCATGAGCCTTTATGCTTCCGGCGTCGTTCGTATTATTAGCGAACCGCAAATTAAGTTTTTTGATTCTGGTACTTGTGTTTGCAACTTCGGTGGTGGCATCAGCGAAGGTAAAGACAAAGATGGCAATTACATCAACAATGCCATTGATGTAGAGGTCTGGGGCAAGGGCGGCGAGATGATTGCCGACAACTGCAAAAAAGGCGACAGCATCATGGTGACGGGTGCTATCCGCCGTCAAGACTGGACTGATAAAGAGTCCGGCACCAAGCGCAGCAAGCATGTGCTGAACGTGCAACGGTTTGAGTATCTGCCACGCACGAAGACTGAGGAGGCTGCATTCTGATGAATGAAGCCGCCATTAAAGCAGCATTTGATGCGTGGTGGCGTGACAGTTACAGGGTGCCTCCTGGCACCCACGCGGTCATGACCCATGTTGCCTTTGCTGCGCACATCCTCCGGCTTATGGAGCTGATGCAGGATGACTGACTACAAAGCAACGCCTGAGCAGTGGCAGACAGACGCCGCGCGTTGGCTGGACGCAATTGTCGAACTCCGCGACAGGGTTCAGGTGCTGGAAGATGCCACTAAGAAACACATCGTCGAAACCAGTTCCAACATCGGGGCTTTGTTTAGACGTATCGAGTCACTAGAAGCTGCCGAACGCCAAGCATCAAAGGTCTACGAGATCAGCAAGCCGCTGAAACTCACCGCAAAGCAGCAGCAAGAATTGAACGCACTGCTGCGACCAGTCACCTCCCAACCATCTCCTAATTCCTCCCAAATTGGTAGTTCGCTGGTGGAGCGGGTAGGCGCTGCAATCTTTGAGCAGTTTGAGAACAACGCAGGGAACGAAGCAGAAGCCCGCGCTGCGATCCGCGAGGTGGCGGCGTGGTTGGACGAGAACACCGGCGGTCATGCCGCTTGGATGCTGACGCAGGATGCCGACCGTGGCTGACCTTTCCCCCGCCGCGCAGGCGGTACTAGATGGATTTCGTGCTGTGCCAACTCTTATGGATGGACCATCTATCGCCGGCGCTCTGCGAGCTGCTGCGGATCAGGTATTAACTGCCCAATGGGAAGGGCAAATACATCCCGATGCAGCGCACAGTCTCGGTATCAACTGGACCCGCGACGCGCTGCACGCCATCGCCACCGAGCTGGAGGCCGACCAATGACCGATCTCGTCAACCACCCGCCGCACTACACGCAAGGCGGCATTGAGTGCATCGAGGCTATCCAAGCAGCACTGACCCCGGAGGAGTTCCGGGGTTACTGCAAAGGCAATGTGCTCAAATATGTCTGGCGTGAAAAACACAAACAGGGCACCGAGTCTTTGCGCAAAGCCAATTGGTACATGCAATGGCTGATCGGTTAGATAAAGGCCGCAACTTCACGGTCAACATCCGCATGAGCCGCGAAGAGATCGAAGCTGCTCGCAAACTAGGCGACGGCAACATTAGTATGGGTTTCCGTCATGCAATTAGGTATGCCTGCTGGAAAAACATGCGGCCAATCAAACTCAGCACAATACTGCGTAGCGCAGCAGTCATGGCACAGGATCTAGAAGATGCCCGCAATTCAAACTCGATGCCCTAATTGCGAAGCGTTTCGCACTTATGTGACCGTCACCAACACCACACCTAAATACATCATTCGTGGCCGCAAATGCACTGCTTGTGATCATCGATGGTACACCTATCAGACGCATGAGCAAGTAGTTTCACGGTACGACATCATCACAGTCAACAAAAAACCACAACTCAAACATGATCCTTTCTGACACCGAGATCCATGACCTGATCGAGCAGGGCATGGTGCATCATCATCAGCCGGAGCTGATCAATCCTGCCAGCTTGGATCTTCGACTGGGCGACCTGATCATGCTGGAGTCGGTGCAGTCCCACCAGATGATTCCGCTGTCGATCAAGGATTACACCGCTGAGCACCCGTATCAGTTAGTGCCAGGGCAGTTCATCCTGGCGCAGACGATCGAAACCTTTGTCATGCCTGAGGACGTAGCCGGGCTGTTCTTCCTCAAGTCCAGTCGCGCCCGTGAAGGCTACGAAAACCTGCACGCCGGCTATGCCGATCCCGGCTGGCATGGCAGCGCGTTAACGCTGGAGCTGAAAAATGCCCGCCAGTTGCAGCCGCTGCCGATCTATCCAGGGCTCAAGATCGGCCAAATGGTGTTCTTTCGCATGAGCCAGCGCCCAGCGCTTAGCTACGCCCTGACCGGTAGCTACAACAACGACCGGCTTGTGTCAGCCTCTAAGCAGTTCCTCGGCCGCAGCAAGATGCCACGGCTCGACGCTGCATGAGCGCATAGCCTCACGCACCAGCCAGTTGATCTGCGATCGCTGGCTGGCCTCTTGCTCTGCTAATAGCAACGCATACTCCAACAGAGCGTTCCAATCCTGCTGCTGATGTAGCTCACGCAACATGCTGGCATTGGCAGCGCCGTGAAATTGTGCTTCTATCGTATGAACCAATGGATTCATCATGTCTGACAGTATCAAGGATTATCTCAACAGTATCGCTAAATATCCATTGTTGACACCGCAGCAAGAGATACAACTTGGCAGGCGGGTTGCAAGGCTTAAAGAGTTGCAACAACTGGAAAGGCCGTTAACAAAAGATGAACAGCGCGAGATGCGCAGCGGCGAACGCGCCCGGCAACGGTTCATTCAGTCCAATCTGCAACTTGTGGTGCATATTGCCCGCAAATATGACAAGCGCCAGAACAAGACGCTTGAGTTCATGGACTTGATCCAAGAGGGCAACATCGGCCTGTCCCGCGCCGTGGATCTGTTTGATCCCACCCGCGGCTACAAGTTCTCGACCTATGCCTACTGGTGGATCCGGCAGGGCATCACTCGCGCATTGATCACTTATGACGCCATCATCAGGCTGCCGATCGGCGTGCATGAGATGCTTTACAAGGTCAACCGCACCATTCAAGACCTCGGCCATGAGTTAGGCCAGGCACCAAGTACTAGTCAAGTGGCAGCGCATCTGGACATGGACCCCAAAGATCTATCCATGTTGCTGCGGCAAAGCTATCGCGTAACCAGCCTTGACCAATACATTGCAGACTCTGAAAGCAACACCATTGCAGAAACAATTGCAGATCCTGCATCCAATCAAGAGGACGTTTTAATCCGCCAAGATATACAAAATGTGATGGAATGCTTTGCAAAATACCTTGATGAGACAACGCAAACAGTGCTTAAAGCACGCATGATTTACCAGCCAATTACCTGGTCAGAGCTGGAGCGCACCACTGGCATTAACAAGACACGATTGCACAGCATTGAGCAACGTGGCATCATGCGCCTCCGTATGCTGATGAGCAATCCGCTGGCAGGCACGCCCCTTGGAACCAACGATTGAAAGATACGGCAATGTATGGCGCGTTTGTCTAAATGGGATGTGCAAAGATCATGCGCAAGACTGGCAAGCAGTTATCTTTTATCATCAGATGTTGAATCAATCAACCAGTCCTGAATCTTTAGCACGCGATCAACGGTCCATGACTCCTGACGGTTAAACCACTCGCGCCATTCTTCGCTGCCTTTGCGACGGTTGCAATTCTGACATGCGGGAACAAGATTACCAGCAACTGTGGCGCCGCCCTTGTGGCGTGGTTTGACGTGGTCTAACGTATCAGCCGGCACACCGCAGTACGCGCATTCATGCTGCCATGCCTCAAAGATTTGCTGTCTAAATTGATGCTTTGCGCTGCGTTTTGATACGAGGTTGGAGCCATCAATCAAATGATCCACGCAATTCGGGGATAGGTAGCACCTGAACCGATAAGCCCAGGATGTGATCATTAGACGGCGCTAACTCAGTGAGCCGCGCCACAAAATCATCTGATACCGCTTCCGGGTCGTCGCTGTCGCTTTCCACCACGATGGTGTATTCGATCTCAAGGACGTACTGCCTCATACCGTTGGCCTGCAGGTGATGTCAACGCCGCCGCGCTCCCGTGGCCGCAGCGTTAGCCATATCCCTCCAAGTGATTTAGGCATCACAATGCGCTCAATTGCCCATCCACCCGTAGCGCCAAACTCCTGCTTATATGTGCCGGTCTGCAGATGCCAGCGCTGCTCAACCCATGCCTTGCCGTTCTCCGCGATGCGATAGCACGGGTGAGCGACCATGCTGCGCTCGTGGTTATGACCATTGACCATGATGTCTGCGTCAGGTGCAATCTGCGCATACCGGCCGCCGCCCATGGTGCCTTTGGTGACGATGCCGCCCCATGCGCCATGGTGAAAGAACAACGTACAGCGGCGTGTGCGGCCAGCTGGTTGGCGGAATGCAAACCGCACAAAGCCCTGATAGCCCATATGCTCGGTGACGGCGCCATCGTTGCGCATGAGCCGCACCACGTTCTCTAGCGGGTCGATCTCTTGATTGTTGAGCACGGCAGTCTCGTGGTTGCCATCGCCCATCATCAGGATCATGTTGCCGTATGGCCTGAGCAGGTCTGCCGACTCGCGGAAGACCAGATCGAAATAGTTGCCGCCGAGGTGCTCTGGTCTGATGTCACCCTTGCTACCGCGCCGATCCTTTTTGCCCTGCATCAGGCAAAGCACATCACCAAACATCAACGCATGACCACCAATCGCCTTGCACTCCTCAAGGTGCTGCAATAGCAGCTTGCGGTTACATTTCGGGTTGTCTAGGTGGATGTCCGATAGCAGAAGAAAGGTTGCCTCTTCTTTGGTGCTGCTGTACGGTATCCGTATCTCCAAAAGCTCCGGCGATACTCTTGCAGACGTAATCGCCATGCCGTTTGTAGCGGCTTACACGGCAGTCTAATAGTCCCAGCGCACGCGTGGTCTGCCTTTACGGATGCCTAGGTGGACGAATCCCTTAGGCGCGCCATAGCCGACGCTGTACGGCCACTCACGATCCACCCATGCTTGCACCTTGTTAATGTCAGCGCCATCGACGTAGAAGTCCACAGCTCCCACATTGGGAGCATCGTAGAGATGCTCACTGCCTGATGCGCCACCGACAGCGCGGTTGATCGCTGCTGGCCTGTAGCCGCTGGTAATCGTGATGCGCTTGCCGCCAAATGCCGTGCGCACGCGCTCCAAGAATGCTGCCAGCTCGGCCGCAGTGTCGATCTGATGCTGGGCAACAAACCGCCGCGCCGGATCACCTAGCGCAAACTCGCCAAGGGTGAAGTGTGCCGACAGCTTGGTGCTGAACGGATCACTGGGTTTCACCTTGTACGGCAACGCTTGCGCAGCTTCGCCCCACAGGCGTCCCTCGGCCTGACGGCGGCGCAGCAGACCAGCCTCGACGCTGGTGCCAGGGTTGCGGTAGAGCAGCATCGCCTCTGGCACTGCATCCCAATCCTTTTCCTTTAGCCGCTTGCTGATCGTTTCAAAGCCAGCAGTGCCGTAGAAACCCGAGCCGAGGTTATAGGCAAAGCTAATCAGGGCACACTGCTTGTCGCCGTTCATGGCGTTCCAGTACGGCACGGTCGCCCGCA